CTTCTGGTCTGCTTGTATGGCGTCACTATCCACGGGTGGTAAAGTTATTGTAGTTTCCACACCAAACGGTTACGACCCAATATATTATGAAATATATGACCAAGCGTTAAGAGGAATGAATGATTTCAAAATCTCTGAAATGTTTTGGTATCGGGACCCTCGTTACACCAAAGATTTATACATGGTAAAGACAAATGATTTGGTTCATTATCTTTTGAATCGAGAGGATTACCCTGTAGATACCGTAATTAACTTAGCCAATGATAATCCTTACGAAAGAGACCATTCTATTGTAACAGACTATATTTCTCAAGGGTATAAGCCGTGTTCTGCGTGGTTTGAGGGAATGGTAAAAAAACTCAAGTACGATAGACGTAAAGTTGCTCAAGAACTTGAATGTAACTTCTTGGGATCAGGTGATAACGTATTCGATTCAGATCTAATGCAGAACATTTCCAAAAACCAATTAAGGGCCCCACAAGCCAAACTTATGGGTAATGCCTTGTGGATTTTTAAAGAACCTGTAAATGGCCATAAGTATGTTATGGGAGTTGACGTTTCTCGTGGTGACTCTGAGGATTTTTCATCAATACAAATTATTGATTTTGATGAAAGGGAGCAGGTATTAGAATATGTTGGTAAAATCCCTCCCGATGTGCTAGCCGAGATTGCCTATAAATGGGGGACAATGTACAATGCCTATTGTGTAATTGATATTACTGGTGGTATGGGAGTTTCAACCGCCAGAAAAATGCAAGAATTACAATACCAACCTGGATTATATGTTGACGGAATTGATACTTCCAATAAATGGAAATGGGACCCGAAAATAAATGAAAAAATTCCTGGTATCAACTTCAACACAAAAAGAGTACAAATTATTGCCGCATTTGAAGAGGGAGTTAGACACGGATTCAAAATATATTCTCACAGAACTTATAATGAGATGAATACCTTTATATACATTCATGGAAGACCCGACCACCAGAAAGGACAACATGATGACTGTATCATGGGTCTTTCCATGGCGATTTATGTTGCCGAAAAATCATTTCAATCATTAACTAAAGTTGTTAACCACACAAAAGCCATGTTGAATTCGTGGTCTACTGTGATGAATGAAAATAAAAATACTTCAGATTTTTTTAATCCCTTGGTACCTCAGATGGGTAGAGACTCAAATCTAAATAATAATGGGGCCTCCAAAGCGGATTACCAAAAATATGGTTGGTTATTTGGCGCAAAATGAAAATAGGAGTTGGTGGTTGTTCTCATTCATTTTATGGATGGGGTAATCCTTGGCATTACTACATGGGTAAAAAATTAAATGCTGAAATAATTAGCAGTTCCTCACGTGGAGGTGGGAACGAAATAAATTTAGAAAAAATTAAATTTATTTTAGATAATCATAAAATTGATTTTTTTGTTTACCAAGTAACCGATCCATCAAGAATGGTTGTGGGAAACAATAATTGGGAGCCCGGAGAGGGATTACATAATCCAACTTTTTTCAACGAAGTTAGTTATCGTACTTTTAACTGTACCAGAATATCTGAAAAATCTGATGATATAGAAAAATTTTTTTCAGAAACTCTTGTTCCGTCCAAATACAATACTGATTACAAAATTTTTCATACAATGATGAGTATGAATCAATTGTGTGATTTTTACGGAGTTAAAATTTACTTTTTTAGTTGGTTTGTAGATTTACACGAAATGGCAAAAGAATCAAATTACGCAGAAATAATAAGCAAGTTGAACGTTGTTAGAGGATCTGTTAATAATTTTGTAAGTAAAAATAAAATAAACTCAATTCCGAAGGACAGTCATTTTGATTCAGAGGGACATAGAATTATATATGAACAATTTATACATCCACAACTACAAGATTTAATATTTAAAAAAAAGAAATTATTCTAAATCATTACACATTTTTGTTTCCAAAAAAATGGTTACTTATTTGGTGCTAGATAACTATTTATATTACTGAGGTAAAGAGTAAATTAGATTATGGCAGAACAAAATATGACGGTTTGGCAAAGACTGTCACAAACATTTGGACCTAACTCATTATTAAACCAAGACTATCCGACATTCAAGTTTGATAAAAAGGAACTCCTACGCACAAAAAGTAGAGAGGAGTATGAGAAAGAAAAACTTCAAGCACAACAAACATATTATCTCACCAATCAATGGGCTAAGGTTGAGAATAATCTTTATTCTCAAGCCATATATTATGAACCTACAAGGTTATCGTCTCAGTATGACTACGAATCAATGGAGTATACTCCCGAGATTTCCGCAGCATTAGACATTTATGCTGAAGAGTCAACTACAACAAATGAGGACGGTTTCATACTACAAATTTATTCAGAGTCAAAAAGAATAAAGGGTGTTCTTGCCGATTTATTTAACAATGCATTAGATATCAATACAAACTTACCAATGTGGACACGTAACACATGTAAGTATGGTGATAACTTTGTATACCTGAAATTAGACCCTGAAAAAGGTATTGTAGGATGTCAACAACTACCAACAATAGAAATTGAAAGACATGAGGTTGGTGCAAGTGGTAAAATTTCTGTTGATGTAAAAAATGATGTCGATAAGGACCAAAAAGGATTACACTTCACATGGAAAAACAAAAATATGGAATTCCAATCTTGGGAGATGGCTCACTTCAGACTATTGGGTGATGACCGAAAACTTCCTTATGGAACTTCTATGTTAGAAAAAGCAAGAAGAATTTGGAAACAATTATTGTTATGTGAGGACGCAATGTTAATTTACCGTACATCAAGAGCACCTGAAAGAAAATTATTTAAGGTATTTGTTGGTAACATGAACGACGATGATGTCGAGGCATATGTACAACGTGTTGCAAACAAATTCAAGAGGGAACAAGTCGTTGACAATAAAACGGGTAATGTAGACATGAGATTTAATCAAATGGCGGTTGACCAAGATTTCTTTATTCCAGTAAGAGACCCCGCAGCTCCAGACCCAATTACAACATTACCTGGTGCAACTAACTTATCTGAAATTGCAGATATAGAATATATTCAAAAGAAATTACTAACCGCTCTTCGAGTACCAAAGGCTTTCTTAGGATTTGAAGAAGTTGTTGGTGATGGTAAAAACTTGGCATTACAAGATATTAGATTTGCTCGTACAATCAATAGAATTCAAAAGAGTATGGTTGCTGAACTTAATAAGATTGCAATTGTACATTTATTCTTATTAGGATTCGAAGACGAACTTTCAAATTTTACAATCGGATTAACAAATCCATCCACTCAAGCAGATTTATTAAAAATCGATGTTTGGAAAGAAAAAGTATTATTATATAAGGATTTGGTTTCTGATCCAGGAAATGGAATTCAGGCAACTTCATCTACATGGGCTAAGAAACACATATTTGGATGGTCAGATGATGAGGTTCGTTTAGACTTACAACAACAAAGAATTGAAAGAGCGGTAGGTGAAGAATTAAAAGCAACTCCAACTGTGATAACCAAAACTGGTTTGTTTGATAATATTGACAAATTATATGGTAGTCAAACAGGGTCAACACCAACTGCAGGAGCGGCTACTACAATGGATGGAGGAGAAGAATTAGGATCACCACCATCATTTGAAGGAGGGGCTGAAATTCCTGGAGGAGAACCAGATATACCACCGGCGGGAGGTGGTGAAACAACTCCTCCACCAGCAGAAATAACTCCAGAATCAAAACAAAAAGATATGAATATTTTAGTGGAAAATAACTTTATTAAAGGATCTCAAATGATTAATTTGGGACAAGGACAAGATTCTTTAGGAGAAATTTCAAAACACTTAGATAAGTTATTAAATTCATAATATTTATTGTAAAAAACACAATGACCTTCGGAACAATAAAATCCCTAATTGAAAAAAATCTCTTGGAATCATACAAAAATGAAACTGAATTCAAGAAGAGTTTACGAGAATTCAAACACAACGTTTTGAGTAATAAAGGTATGTCTAAAGCATACGCGATATATGACCAACTGAGTTCACCTCAAGGATTAAGTGAACAGGATGCGAAGGATTTTATAGAGGAGGGGATTTCTCTATTAAACAAAATTTTACCAAGTATCAAACTTCCAATTACTCTTTCCGAAAAAACTGAAAACAATTATACCGAAATTGATACATTAGTTTATAGTCAAGGTGTTAATTTACT